ACGACAGCACAAAGTTTTACCTTTACTGTATCTAATTTAAGAGTATCTCGCATAGCTCGTAATGGTTTCGTAGAAACTTTGTACGACCAAAGTGGTAATGGTAGAGATGTATCACAAGCATCTTCCTCAAACCAACCAACTATTGTTTCTAATGGTGGTATTTATAAAACTGGTGCATATCCATCAATTAGATATACCGATACTTCCGCAACATATTTAGTTACAGAATCCTATAGTCCAGTTGAACAAGGTGGTTCGGGTATGCCAAACTTTACATTATTTGCAGTTACTGGAATACCAGAAGCTGCTGGATTTGATAGTATCGTAAGTGCTGGTGGTTCGGAAGGTTCTAATGGCATTGGTGGTTTTAAACTAAGACATTTAAAAGACCCTTCTGGCAATATAGATTCTAGAATTGATATAGCTCAAGCTGGAGTAAGTCCTCACCAAGCTAATGCTCAGTCAAATAATGCAACACCTCAATCTGTAAATTTACATACTTCCTATTTAGATAGTACAGACGACGAGTTATTTGCTCAGCAAAATAGTGCAACAAGTGGAACAACTACCACAACCTTAATACCATTATCTGGTCAAGGAGCAGAAAATGACAATCTTAAAGTAGGTACAGATATGTTTAATAATTCTACAAGAGCTAGTTACTTAGGTGAAATACTAGAAGTAATACTTTATACAGAGAGTAAAAAATCTGAACTATCTCAATTAACAAATGAAATAAATAATTTTTATAATATTTAATTATGAGCGAAGAAACAATCAATTACTTAGTATACGAAACACTAGACGATGCTATTGCTAGAGCAGACACAGAGGGTGCTAGACGAGGCTATGCTTACCACAGAGTAGGTAGCGGTACTCGTTATCACACTTACCCACAAGTGACTGCTGATGGCAAATATGCTTTATTCGTTACGGACTACGAATTACTAGAGGAGGAACTCCCCTCTATTGTTACTAGTGTAACATTCCCAATATCAGAAGATGCATAAAACAGCTAAATCAATATACACCACTCTAGAAGGTAATCGCTACCAATATGTAGACAGAGCTAGACAATGCTCTAAACTAACGATTCCTTATGTGATGCCAGACGAAGGCTTTGGTCCTCACAGTAGATTAGAAACACCCTTCCAAGGAATCGGTGCTAGAGGTGTAAACAATTTGGCATCTAAACTGCTACTAGCTTTACTCCCACCTAACGCTCCGTTCTTTAGATTGAACATTGATACCTATCAATTACGAGCTGAAGGTTCTCCAGAAGAACTTATCTCAGAGATAGAGACTTCCCTACAGCAAGTAGAGGAAGCTGTGATGGATGAGATTAGCAGGGAAACATACAGGACTGGTATTCATGAGGCACTTAAACATTTAATTATAACAGGTAATGCGTTACTATATTTACCAGATGATGGTGGGATGCGTGTATTTCATTTGGATCGCTTTGTGGTTAAGCGTGATCCAATGGGTAATGTCATTAAAATAGCTACCAAAGAAAACATAGCTTACTCTGCTCTAGCAGAAAATATCCAACAAGCGATTGGCTCGGAAAGCGATAACGACACTTTAGATTTATATACTTCTGTGTGTCGTGAGGATAACAAATGGAGAGTCCAACAAGATGTAGAGGGTGTAACAATTATGGAAGGTCTCTATGATCTAGATAAGAATCCTTTCATACCTCTACGATTCTCTCGTGTAGATGGAGAAGACTATGGTAGATCTTATGTAGAAGAATATCTAGGTGATGTACAATCACTAGAGTCTCTTACTAGAGCTATTGTAGAAGGTAGTGCAGCAGCAGCTAAGGTTCTATTCCTTGTTAATCCTAACGGTACAACAAGAGCTAGTACACTTGCTTCATCCCCTAATGGTGCAATCACACAAGGTAATGCACAGGATATCTCTGTACTACAGCTCAATAAATTCAATGACTTTAGAGTTGCCCAAGAAACTATGGCAGCAATCAAAGACCGTATTGGTCATGCGTTCTTACTTACCTCTGGTGTAGTTCGTAACGCAGAGCGTGTTACAGCTGAGGAGATTAGAATGCTCAGTCAAGAACTAGAGACTGCTATTGGTGGTCTGTACTCTTTACTCAGTACAGAACTACAAATGCCTATGGTCAATCGCATTATGGATGTGATGAACAAGAAGAAAGCTTTACCTAAACTTCCAAAGGATCTCGTAAATCCTGTTATCATTACTGGTGTGGAAGCTCTAGGACGAGGTAACGACCTACAGAAGCTTGACCTATTCCTTGGTGGAGCATCTCAGATCGTTGGACCAGAAGCTCTAATGCAGTTTGTGAATGTTCCAGAATACTTTAAACGAAGAGCTACATCACTTGGTATCAAGACAGTTGGGTTAATCAAGACTCAAGAAGAACTAGATGCTAGAGAACAGCAATTTAACGAACAAGCCTTGACAGAGAAGCTAGGACCTGCTGGAATAAAAGCAGTATCAGATAACATTCAAAATCAAGAACAAGTATAATTATGGCAGATTATCAATCAGTATCAATCAATGAAAACACAGAGAGTGAAAACATCTCTCTAGAAGAACAAGCAGCTAAACAAGATGCTCAGAACCAACCTACTGGAGAAGCTCCTCAAACAACTGAAGAGACTCGTCCAGAGTGGTTACCAGAGAAGTTTAACTCTCCAGAAGAAATGGCAAAAGCCTACGACAGTCTTCAATCCAAGATGTCTTCTAAACCTAGTAAAGGTGGTAAAACCAAACAACAGGATTCCACAGAAGAGACTAATCATCTTGACACCGCAATTGGGGAGGCAACTACAGAGTTTAACGAAACAGGAGAACTCTCTGATGGGGCGTTTGAAGCGTTGGCTAAGGCTGGGTTATCAAGAGAATTTGTTGAGGCTTATGTGGCTGGTCAGACAGCTATCGCTGATAACCAAACAGCACAAGTTCAAGAGCTTATTGGAGGTCCTCAGAACTACGAGGCGATGTCTGAGTGGGCTATTGAAAACCTCTCGGAAGAACAATTGGACGCATACAACGAAGTTGTTGAGTCTGGTACAGTAGACCAAGCTAAGATGGCAGTCCAAGGATTGTTCTCACAATTTACAGCAGCTGGTGGTAAGACTCCACAAGTTGTTATGGGAGCTACACAAGGAGCTTCTGTTAAACCTTTTAACTCAGCAGCACAAGTTACTGAGGCAATGAAAGACTCTAGATATAAAAGCGATCCAGCCTACCGTCAGAATGTAGAACAGAGACTCGCTGTCACTCAAGTTTTCTAGAGGGACATCTTTATGAATATGGAATTAATTAGTTTAATTGGTGGATCAATCAGCGGCTTCGTGTTTAAGCTCGTAGGTGTGATGGTTCAAAGCCAAATAGAGTTAGCTAAATCTAAGATAGAGACTCAGCAAGTTGCTGATGACTCAGCCGACAGAGCTGCTCAAAGGGTAGCTGGTCAATGGGTAAGACGAGGTATTGTAGCAACCGTTCTGTTTGCTATCGTTGTCGCTCCATTCATTGTAGCCTTTACAGATATTGGGGTAACTATCCCTGTAGAGAAAGGTTGGTGGATCTTTACCACAATGGTGTATGAGACACAAGAAGGTCTCTTGATTCACGATTCAGTAATTCAAAGTTTATATGCAATAATAGGATTTTATTTTGGAAGCAGTACATTAAATAAATAATGAAACGAAAAGGCGTGTCGCTTCGTAAAGAACACAAGAATAAATCTGGTGGTCTTTCAGAAGCTGGTAGAAAATATTACAACCGTAAGACAGGCTCAAACCTTAAGAGACCGCAACCAGAGGGAGGACCAAGGAAGCGGTCTTTTTGTGCAAGGATGAGTGGAGTGAAAGGACCTATGAAAGATTCAAAAGGTAAACCAACTCGTAAAGCTCTAGCACTTAGAAAGTGGAAATGCTAATGAAAGGTTGTGGTTGTGATAAATGTATGCGAAAGTCTTTAACAATAAAGAAAGGAAAAAACAATGCCAAAGGTAGGTAAAAAAGAATTCCCTTATAATAAAGAAGGTATGGCTAAAGCGAAAGCAGCAGCTAAAAGAAAAGGACTAAAAGTTAAATACGGTAAGTAATGGCTAAGATATGTCCTGCTGGTATCGCTTGGGCAAAGCGTACCTTTGATAAGTATCCATCAGCGTATGCTAATATGGCAGCATCAAAATATTGTAAGTCCCCAACATATGGGAAGAGAAAGAAACTTTCAGTTAAGAAGAAGTAATGGGAGAGTTAGCTAAGTGGAGAAAACAGAACTGGGTTCGCATTGGGACTGATGGTAATATCAAAGGTCCTTGTGGCACTAGCAAAAACAAAAAGAATCCAGACAGATGTCTCCCAATGTCCAAAGCTAAAAGCCTCTCCAAAGGTGATAGAGCAGCAACAGCAAAGAAAAAGAAACGAGAAGGAGCTAAAGGTAAACAGTTCGTAAGTAATACCCAGAAGGCTCGTGTAAAGTTGCGTATCAAAAAATAGAATTTCGTCCATAATACTAGTAGCACAATGCCCTTTGCGGAGGATAACATTCGGTCAGCAAATGTAGATAAAGGACACCAAAACACAATCAATAATAACCCTAAATATAGGAAACAATAATCATGGCAAATGGTAATACAAGTCCATCAAGAGTTGGACAAATCAATTCTGCGAATGATGTAGATGCATTGTTTCTGAAAGTGTTCTCTGGTGAGATCCTAACCACATTTGAAGAAGCAAATGTGATGAAGGAAC